TATTTTTCTTTGAAAGTAAAGAAATGCAATATTATCTATGGTTACTTTAGTTTTGCCTGTACCCATTTCCATAAAATATGCCCATTCTTTTTTGTCAGCTGATTGAGACAAAGCATTTTTTTGATGCTCGTAGGGCTGGGTCTTATAAGGGTATTTCCACATCTAAAAACTTTTTATATTTTTTTCTTGCAAAGATCAAATGAATAATTTAAGAACCCCAACAGGAGGAAATATGGAAAAACTAGATATTGAAAAAATGTCTAATATAGATCTTAGCCAAGATAGTGTTAAGTCTATTTCAGATAAGTGCAATCAGTTCAACACATTAAAAAAACAAATTGAAAAAGACGAGGAAAGTCTTTCTCTTCTAAAGCAAAAAGCTAGAGATATGGAAGAGAGAATAATTCCAGAGATGATGCAGGAAGCAGGTGTATCTTTGTTGAAATTAAGTGATGGTTCTACTGTAGAAGTAAAACCATTTTACGCAGCAAAAATTCCTGAATCACGAGTTGAGGAAGCCTTCAGTTGGTTAAGAGGTAAGGGGTTCGAAGATATTATCAAGAACACTGTTACCGCTTCATTCAATAGAGGACAAGACAACGAAGTCTCTGAATTGATAAAAGTCTGTGAAGAACATGGATTCAACTATAATAAAAAAGAAAAAGTTGAACCTATGACTTTAAAGGCTTTTGTTAAAGAGCAAGTCGAGGGTGGAAAAGAACTACCTTTTGATTTGTTCGGTGTATACATCGCAAATAAAACGAAAATAACTAACAAATAATAGGTAATAATATGAAGATAAAAGACGGACAATCGAACGAAGTATCGATTAAAAAAGAAGCTGGTGCGATTGCCAATGTAAACATTGAGCAATTTGCTGATGCAGGATTTGATAATGTAGATTCAAAGAGTTTAGCATTACCATTTCTTAAAGTTCTAGGACAGTTATCACCACAAGTAACGCAAGGTGATAGTCAGTTTAACCCTGAAGCAAGACCTGGAATGATATATAACACCGTAACAGATGAACTTTATAATGGCGCTGAAGGTATTACAGTTATACCTTGCTATTATAAATTAGAATACATTGAATGGAGAGACAGAGAAAAAGGTGCTGTTGCTCCTGTAAATGTATATGCGTCTGATTCGGATATCATGAGTAAGACTACCAGAGGTGACGATGGTAAGGACAGACTCGAAAATGGTAATTACATAGAAGAGACAGCTTCTCACTATGTGATGGTTGTTGAAGAAGAAAAATCTTCTACAGCTATGATTACTATGAAATCTACTCAAAGAAAGAAATCCAAAAAATGGAATTCAATGATGATGTCTTTGAGACAGAAGAAAAAAGATGGTAAAGGTTTCTTTAGACCTGCACCATTTACTCAACAGTACTCACTTAAAACTGTTCTTGAAAAGAACAATTTAGGTTCTTGGTATGGTTGGGAGATCGAGCATACTGGTACAGTGGAGAGCGAAGACACAATCAAAGCAGCCTTTGAATTTTACGAGTCATGTAAAAAAGGGGCAGTCAGAGTTAATCACGGTAAAGAAGAACAAGTAGAAAAAACACCATTCTAATATGGCCCTACTTGACAACACCCTGGAGGAGTTTATAGAACTCTTCCAGGGCTCTTCTACATATTTTGGTGCTTCAGAACCTCTAGGTCACAAGCGAGACAGGGATGGGAAACAAGAATTTAGACATTGGGTAGAGCCAAAACCCATGACCAAAGAACATTGGTCGCAACATTTAAAAGGAGAGAAATACTATGGATCAGTTCCCATTCGAGATGATAATACATGCAGTTGGGGGGTCATCGATGTTGATCGTTATAATATACAGCATAAGGAAGTTATATCGGTTATACGGAAAAGGAAATACCCACTCGTCCCATTCAGATCAAAGTCCAACGGACTCCATTTAATATTATTTATTGACGGTGTAGTACCTGCTGCATCGATGCGTAAAAAATTAATTGAGCTTGCATCAGATCTTGGTGTTAATGATACTACTACAGATATTTATCCTGCACAGGATGAAGTTGACTTGACTCCTGAAGATTGGAATCAAAAAAGAAAAGGTAATTTTGTAAACCTACCTTATCAGAAAGCACACATGACAACGAGAGTTGCTATGGATGATAATGCTAACTCTGTAAAGATAGAAGATTTATTTAAGTTTGTATCAAACTATAGATTGACACCTGCTGAATTTAAAAAACTTAAGATATTCCAAGATGATGAAACAAAAGACTACCCACCTTGTGTAGTTAACTTCATGAAAAACAAAGTTCAAAAAGGTGAAGGTCGTAATGATGCTATGTTTAACGTAGCAGTATTAGGTAAAAAAATTAATCCAGATCCTGTCATGTACCAGGATTGGACTCGTAAGATGATGAACAAGGTTTGTTCAGAAGAGTTACACCCAAAAGAATTAGAGAATATATTTAAGGGTGTTGAAAACAAAGAATATGCTTATAAATGTAAAACATCAATTGCTAGAATGCATTGTTCATCAAGCACTTGCTTAAGACGTAAGCATGGTATTGGTGCAAACGAAGTATTGCCTGAGGTTGGTAAGCTTTTAAAAGTAAATTCATATCCAGAACCTTATTGGATTTTACCTATACATGGTAAATCAATTAGACTTTCAACTAAACAATTATACCAACAGCAGTTGTTGGGAGAACAATTATTAAATTACGATATTGTTTGGAGACCACTTAAACCTACTAAAAGAGATCCAGATCCATACAGAGATTGGTTAGATGAGTTGTTATCTAACAAACAAGACATGGAAGGCTTTGATGCAGGTGAGGAAAGAGAAGATGTATTTAATTCTAGAATGACTAGGTTCTTAGAAGATGTAGAAGATACTACAGAATTTGATCAGATAGATTCTGGTAACATTTGGAAAGACGAAGTAGAGATGAGATTTAAGCTAGAAACCTTTAAATCATTTATGAAAAAAATAGGTTATAATTGGAATGAAAAAGAATGTACAAGTTTTCTTGAGCAAGGAAAAGCTTTGCCTAAGAAGAAGTTTCAAAACATAAGTAGTAGGCATTGGGTTGTAGCACTGCCTCAACAAACAGAGCATAAAAATAAAGATGTCAAATTTAATAAAGCAAAAGCTGCGTGGGAAGACAATTAAAATATTTGGTCCACCAGGAACAGGGAAAACAGAAAACTTACTCAAAAGGGTTAAGAGATACCTTGAGAAGGGTTACTCTCCAGACGAAATTTGTTATGTATCATTTACTAACAAAGCTGTTAATGAGTGTGTTGCAAGGGTTAGACAAAAGTTCAAAGGCTATGATGAAGATGCTTTCTCATATTTTAGAACACTACATTCTTTGGCCAGACAACAGTTTGCTGAAATTCCCGTATTAGATCCTAAGGCTGACATGTTAATGTTTCATACACAATATGGCACTGTCAAGGTAGGCTATAAAGATACTTGGGATGATCAAAAGGTATATAATAATTGGTCGCTTCAAATATATGACAGGGCAAGAAACATGAAAGTTGATCCTGTGTGGCTATATAAACAACAAACTAGAAAGACAGTTAGACTACAACAATTTAAATCTATCATTGCAGGTTATCAAGAATTTAAAACAATGGAATTAGAAAGCGGACAACGGACACCGGACAGACTAGACTTCACTGATATGGTAGAAAAATTTATTAATGATGGACTCATAATACCTTTTAAAGTTTTAATGGTAGATGAAGCTCAGGATCTGACACCGCTGCAGTGGGACATGGTGGTTAAGATAGCACGTGCAGTGGAGAGAGTTTATATTGCAGGTGATGATGACCAAGCAATTTACGAGTGGAATGGTGCTGATGTTAATTTATTTCAAACGTTTCCTGGTAAGTCTTTGGTATTAAAAAAGAGTGTAAGATTAAATAAAAACATACATTTCTTTTCAAAGTGTTTATTAAATTCTATGGGTGAAAACCGTATACAGAAAGAGTTTTATTCTAATGGTAAGGAGGGGCAGGTATATCGTTGGAATGGATTAAAGAAAGTACCTTGGGATATGGATGGTAGTTGGATGGTGTTAGCTAGAATTAATGATGTAAAAAAAGAACTCCAACAGGAGGCAAGGAACTTAGGTTTGTATTATCAAGATCAAAAAAATAATAAATCTTTTGACCCTAATCAATTTGCAGCTATTAATTATTGGGAGAAGGTTTGTGATGGTGGTAGTATTACTAGAGAGGAAGCTACAACGATGTATGAGTTTCTGTTAAACATTGATCACGGCTACCGGTCAACGGACAGTAAAAAGTGGAGTTTTGCACATCCAAATCAAGTGTTTACATTTGATGAATTACATCTAAGGTGTGGTATGCGTGATGAAAAAGGTCCATGGAATCAAGTGTTTAAGAGAAAATTTAAAGACAAAGATAAACAATATTTTCAAAAACTTATGAACGAAGGTGTAGATTTAAGTCAGCCACCAAAAATTATTATTGATACAATACACCAGGTAAAAGGTGGTGAAGCAGATAATGTTGTCCTGGCGAGCAAATGTAACTTTCCTTCACACTTCGATAAAAAGAATTTAGCAGACAAGGTAAAAGAACTTAGAGTATGGTATACAGGTGCTACTAGATCTAAAAGCACTTTGCATCTTTTGGGTACTTACCATCAATATAACTTTCCATTAGGAAAGTATTACAAACAATACGAGGCTAATTATGTCAGATAAAGAACCGAAGCTAAGAATACTATCTCTAGGAGCAGGAGTACAAAGCTCTACAATGGCCCTAATGGCTGATGCAGGAGAGTTTGGTGTTAAACCTGATGCAGCTGTATTTGCAGATACGGGCTGGGAACCTAAACCTGTAATAGATCATTTAAATTATTTAAAAAGTGTAATTAGTTATCCTGTACACATAGTTAAAAAGGGTAATATTCAAGATGATATTTTGAAAGCACTAGCACCAGGCGGGAATCAATTCGCTAGCGCACCTTTTTACACATTAAATGAAAAAGGGAAAAAAGGAATGGGTCGTAGACAATGTACGAGAGAATACAAGATTACGCCAATAGCAAAAAAAATTAGAGAACTATGTGGTTTAAAACCAAGACAAAGATTTCCTAAAACAGAACACATTGAAGTATGGGTTGGTATATCAACTGATGAAGTAATGAGAATGAAACCTTCTAGGTTTTGGTGGCAAAAAAATGTTTGGCCTTTAATAGATAAAAAAATGTCACGACAAGATTGTTTAAAATGGTATGAAGGTAAAGGTTTTAAAGTACCTGTTAAATCAGCTTGTATTGGCTGTCCTTTTCATGATGATAATTTTTGGATTGATATGAGAAATAACAGACCAGAAGAATTTGCAAGTGCTGTAGAATTTGATAAAAAGATGCGAATGCATAATCCTAAAGTAAAAAACTTTGTACACAGACAGTGTGTGCCTTTAGATGAAGTTAAATTTAAAAATGATGATGGGCCAGATCTCTTTAATCAAGAGTGCGAAGGCCTTTGTGGAGTTTAAAATGTCAGATAATAATATGTTCGATGAAGCTTTTCCTGAAGATAAACAAATTGGAGGATCTCACTATAAGCAATTTTTAATTCAACCTTGGACATTTATAAGGAAGAATGGTTTAAATCCTTTTCAAGCAAACGTAATAAAATATGTTTGTAGGTATTTAACAAAAGGTAAAACAATTGAAGATTTACAAAAAATAAAACATTATTGTGATTTAGAAATAGAACATTTAAAAGATGCCGAAAAAAAATAAATTAGTAATGTGTGAGCGTTGTGATGAAGTGGTCGCAGTAATTGTACATGAATATAATTATTATT